GGGTGAGCAGTACGCGGCCGGTCTCCAGATCCCACACCTTCAGGGTCTTGTCCCAGGAAGCGGAAACAGCGCGCCGCCCGTCCGGGCTCACCGCCACCCCGTTGACCGGGCCAGAGTGGCCTTCCAGCGTGCGAAGTTCGCGGCCGGTTTCCAAATCCCACCACTTCAGCGTTTTGTCATATGAAGCTGAAACGGCACGGCGCCCGTCCGGGCTCAGCGCAACGTCCATGACATAGATCGAGTGGCCTTCCAGCGTGCGGAGAAGAGCCGTCCCCGGTGGGTGGAGTGTCGGCTGCAACGCTCGCAGCCAGGGCTTGCCCCCGGCCGTGTGTGCAAGGAAAGAGGTGAATCGCCGAATGGGCGGCTGGTCTTGGTATTGCAGGAGGCGCCCGGTTAGTTGGGATACGAACTGCGATGCATCCCCCGCAATGACGTCCGAGGAGAGCCGAACTGCCCCATGGATCAGTTCGAGCGACTCGCGATCAGGGAATCGCGTGCGGATGTAATCGAATTGCAGGTCGTGGAGGCGAATGGCGCCGGTGTCTTCGTCCCGCTGGGCCAGAGAGAGACTAACGAACTGTTCGGCGGTCTCAAGGCAGTCGAACTGATCCGCGTTCCACAGGACTTGCTGGATGGCGGGGTAGACCGGCATATCTTCGAGCAGAACCGCAAGGGCGAAATACCGTTCACGGCCTCGCTGATCGAGCGTCTCCACGCTTACCTGGATGGCACGAAGCAGGTCAGTGTGAGGATAGCCGGGGAACTGCGTCCGCATTTTGGCGAGATCGGCGTTGCGGAGCAGGTTGAGAACGTGTGTCCAGTACGCTCGAGGCTTCTCGCGCAGCATGGCGCCTAAGATTGCGAGCGCCAAGGGAAGCCTGCCGGACTCGCGGATTACGTCCGCCGCTTCCGGCGGCAGGTCTTCCGCTTTTAGTTTGGCCCATTTTGCCAAAAGTAGTCGCGACTGCTCGAACGTGAGGAGACCGGCTATGACCTGCTCCGCTCCTACGGCATCGGCGATAGAACCGTTGCGGGTTGTGAAGAGCAGTCGCGAACGAGGGGACTCGGCGAGAAAGGCCTCTATGTCATGGGCATTCCAGACGTCGTCCACGACGATCAGCGCGGCCTTTTCCCGCATGATGTTGCGGTACCGGTGGATGCTGCCGAGTTCCGTGTCATAGCCGGTCACATCGTCGTTCAGGCCTTTCCCAACCTCGCGGAGGCGGGTGACGAGATCGTCGGTAGACTCCTTGCCTGCAGCAGTCCAAATGATGCCGTCGGGGAACGCCTGCTGCACGACCTCGTCGCGACAGAGCGCCTGTGCGAGGACGGTCTTGCCGATACCGCCCATTCCTTTGAGGGCTGTGAGGGCGATGCTTGGGCCGGGATCTTCGGTGAGGAGCGCGTTGCGGAGCGCTTCAAGCGCATCGGGACGCGGGAGGTAGTTGCGTGGAAGCGGCGGGGCGGTGACGTACGTTTGTTGATATTCCGACCGTAATTTGACGCCGTCCTTCCCGTTTTGAATGTCCTGCAAAAGGAGTTTGAGCGGGGCCGCCAGGGGTCTGGTGCCGGATAGATCGCGATAGTTCTTGGTCTCGAGGTGAAGCGGGATGTCTGTTCCTGGTTTGGCGAGGACCGGGATGACGCGCTTGCCTTTGCGTAAGGCCCGAAGCTGTTCGGCACGGCAGATGTCGGATTGGTAGGAGCCGGGGGAAAGGAGCGCGAGGAAGACATCACACGAATCGATTGCGTGCTCGATGTCTTCTGTCCAGACAGCTCCACCGTCAATGCGCGACGTGTCCAGCCAGGCATTAAGTCCGATTCCTGCGATGCGATTTTGTAACGTCTGCGCAAGATCTGTCGCGTCTTTTCGGGCATAAGAGATGAAGATTCGCACAGCCTTGTTACTAGGCACGTACTTTAGCACTTGTTCGCCTCTCTAAGCTTACGCGTGGGAGCTGTGATTCGGCCATCAGCACCCGGCGTTGCATGATCTGGTTCTCCTTCCCCAGCACGTGCCATCACACGCTTTTGCGGCCGCGCTCTGATAATTCCGGGCCGCAAAGTCCTTGATCGCCGGCATTCGGAAGCAGCGTGTAAGCGGGGTGGTGGCCATGTCGAACTTGCTGAATCGTGGTTTCAAAACGGCGTTCGGAGAAGTTTCCTTGAGGTCCGCTCCACGTCAACTTGACGAAAAACGCCCAACTCGTAGAAGTGATACGCCGCCAGAAGTCCTTAGGCTTAATCGGAAGTGCTCCGGCGCTGAAATGTTCGGGCGTGGCGGTATGCAGATCGCCGGAGCATTTCCGATAAGACGACTTGGACGGAGCCGGGCCGTGCTCTATGGGGATTGAATGAGCTAGCGCAGCATCCGGAAAAAATGCAGGACCTGACGCCGAGAAAGTTTGAAGAGCTCGTGGCAGTACTGTTCAGCGCGAAAGGATACGATGTCGAACTCACGCCAGCAACCCGCGACGGAGGATTCGATATGCGCGCATTTCACCGCAACGCCGTAGGAACCTTCCTGACGCTGATCGAATGCAAACGCTGCGGCCCAAAACGGCCCGTGTCAGTAGACGTCGTCCGCGGACTGTACGGAGTCACGGAAGACGAAGGAGCCACAACGGGTCTGATCGTCACCACGTCGTCATTCACCAGAGACGCAAAATCCTTTCAAGACAGGAACAAATACCGCATCCAACTCGCCGACCACGCGGCACTGCAAGCATGGCTCAGAGAACACAGAACAAAATAGCGGCGCGCCAGAAGCACCACCCAAGAAATAGGACGGCCGGTTTCGTCGATCAAACACTCCCATGCGGCGGCGCTCCAGATTAGGGTTATTCAGCAGCGCTGTTTTCTTTCCCCCAACTCCATGCCGCGATCGATGATGCTCTTGATCTCTTTCGTCATGAAGGGGAATCGACGGTACCCAAGTCCCCATCGTCCGCCGCGAACTGGAAGCGAACCGCTGAGCGACAATCAAAATTCATGCCAAGCAAGGATGTCAGAGCGTCGTTCATTGCGACGATGCTCTTGCTTCGTACAAATGCCTTGCCGGAAGGGAAGAACCGGCTCTATGAATTGAAGCTCGACGGCTACCGCGCGATCGCCATCAAGAATTGTGACAAGGTACAACTTCGGTCGCGCAATGACAACGACTTCAGCAAAAGATATTCGGCCATCACACAAGCACTTGGACATTTGCCAGACGAGACTGTGATCGATGGTGAAGTTGTGGCACTCGATGACTCGGGCCGTCCGTCGTTAAGGCCAGCCAGGAGGTGAGGTTCCAGGGCGACGCGCCGGCACGCTTGGAACTGATTGTAGCCGCGGATTTCTTCACAGTGGAAGTGTGGACCCGGCGAGGGCTGCAGCGGTTCAGCCAAGACATCTCGATTCAAACTTGGCCATACAGTATATGCAGAAAAAAGTCTTGTTAACTACAGGGTGGCCCAGTTCGTCCGGCTCGCCGAACAATCGGAACGGTCCACCGAGTAGTTAACATATCATTTTCGATTTCACGCTCGAACCCTTTCGTACGACGCTTCGATGACGCGGTTCGTCCGGGTCCCCAAACAAAATGAACGCCCCACCCGCTAGTCTCCAGAAGGTAAACGCGTAAGTCGTTTACTTTCTGTCAACACTGAGGGCCACGGCCCTTCGCTGGTTAACATGCGGCAGCTGCGGTCACGAGTCGGAATCTTTTTAACAACCGTGACCTCTGCTGGCCCAGGCGGCGTTTCTGGTTGGGGTAGGGTTTGAAACTCCGCGCAAGACTTGATTTTATCTAGCCACTTCGTGTCGATCCATAGCGATCTCGTCAAATGTTCGCCCACCGTCTTCGAGCGTTGCCTTCTTGCCCGTGAGTTGTTGCCATCGCTCCACTATGACGTCGACGTACTTCGGATCTAGCTCCAAGCCGCAGCAGACGCGTTCAGTAAGTTCTGCCGCCGCGAGGGTAGTGCCGGAACCCAGGAACGGGTCATATACGAGTTCGCCACGCCGGAGATGATTCAAGACCGGGCGTCGCATCAGTTCGACGGGTTTTTGAGTCGGATGATCCCATTTGTCCTCAGCAGAACCGCCCATGATGAATTTTGGCGAGGGTGAATCCCAAATCGTCGAGTTTTGTCCAGCCTTTCCATACCATGGTGCGTTTTTCTTCCGCACAAACCAGCAAGGTTCGTGCGCGAACCAGTACAGCGTCCTGGTAAGGACTGTTCTGCCTTTGTTCCAGATGATCTGCTGGTGGTGAAGAAACCCAATGCGCAGCAGGCCATCGAGGACCTCGCGCGTGAATTTGCTGGCGTGCCACACATAGGCCACCTCGAGGCTCGGTACGAGCGCGAATGCGTCTGACCAATCAGCGCGCGTGTCGCCGGAGATTGCAGTCTCGGTGTGACCCCGGGTGCGTTGCTTCATGTAGCTCGGCGCCGCCGCTCCGCGACCGTTGAGTCCGGCTCGATCGCGCCATTCAGAGTCCAGTTCGATTCCGTACGGAGGATCCGTCACCATCATCCGTGGCTTTCGCTCGCCGAGGAGCCGCGCTACACTGTCGGCGCTCGTAGCGTCTCCACACAACAGCCGGTGATTCCCCAACAGCCAGAGATCTCCTGGCTGAGAAACCGATGTCTCCGGTAGGGGTGGCGTAAAGTTTGCTTTTTCCTCATCATCGAGTACGAGCAAGCCATCAATTTCTCCAGGGTCAAATCCAGTGAGGCTGAGATCGAAGTCCAATTCCTGGAGCTCCTGCAATTCGAGAGCAAGTAGATCTTCATCCCAATCGGCCCACGTGGCAGAGCGATTGACCATGAGCCGAAAGGCTTTCACCTGCAGCGGCGTCCACTCGTCGCAGAGGATCACCGGAATCTCGGTAATTCCAAGCTTGCGGGCGGCCTTCAGCCGCAAGTGTCCGTCAACGACCTCGCCATCGCTGCGCGCGAGCATTGGAATCTTGAATCCGAATTCTTGGATCGAAGAGATCATCTGCTCCACGACTCCATCGTTCTTGCGCGGATTCTTTGCATAGGGGATGAATCGCTCTGTCGGCCAGAGCGTAATTTGTGGTTTAGAGTTATTGGTCATGTTTGAGGGGCTCCTTCGCCCGCCTATGTAATCGCCCTTCCTTCGGTGGAGCTTCGCGCCACCGGCTGGCCCTGAGAGAAGGCACCCGCTAGGCATCGCGATTGGTTCGTCATCAACTGGTGAATCGCCCGATGCGATTCGACGGCCCTACTTCTTTTTCCGCCGCGCAGAAGGCTGGCGACGGCGAGCGCCGGAGGATTTACGCATCGGTTTTATTTTCTTCTTGGGTCGTTGTGTTGGGGTTTGTTCAGGGCGGGACGGCGGCGCTTTGAGCGACGCTTTCGGTTTTGGCAGGAGAGCAACTAGCGGTGTCTCGATACGAATGATCGGCAGTAACATTCTTAGAGGAAGGGAAGGAGAGTTGTCAGTTGATGGCTGTGATTGAAGACGATCAAGGGGAACGACGAGTCGGACCAGCGGCACGGTGAACCGCAGGCCTTTCATAACAAACTTGCTCCGCTTTTTGGGATAGCGTACATGACTCCGTCCTTTAGATCGGGCGAGATTCTCACGCGGGGTCTTGAACCACGCCCGATCATTAGCCGTGGCTATTTCACGACGCGGTAGATGCGCTCACCAGCATCATTGCGAGTGGAAATTATCTTCAGCCCGGCCTTGCTGCCAAGCAGGCTTACGAAGCCGCGCACCGTGTGCTTCTGCCAGCCGGTCAGCTTCTGAATCTCTGGCAGACTCACCCCCTTGGCCCGGCGCAGCAGCGCGATTACTTCCGCCTTCTTGCTGCTGGCGTCGCCACCCGGCGTGCTGGCGGCCACAGTCTTCTTGGACTTGGCCCGGCTCCCTTTCTTTGCGCCCTGGCGCGCACGCTTGGCCTGCTTCGCCCCCGTAGGGGCCTTGGTGGGCTTTTTGCCCGGCGCTTCAATCGTATTTGTTGACATGCGAAATCCTCTTTCTACCGCGCCTGGTTTGTTCCTGCCACCTTCGCGGTCACCTATCGATCACTCCGTTTGAAGAGGAAAGCAAGTCAATTCTTCAACCCATTTAGAACGGGCTGATTCTCACGCGGTTTTCGTAGATTAGGATGTAATGCTGCTCTTGCTGCCAGCCTAAATTGAGATGCTTTAGCGCCTGAGTGCAGCAGTCTACTTGATCGTCGTAGGCGCCCTTGGGGAACGCTGCGCATTCTTCCACGAAGTCGTCGATCCAGGGCGCGCTGTGTTTATCCGGCAAAAATACAGCGCCGCTTTCGATGAGCGGTGAAACGGCATGGGCTCGGGCTTCCTTTGTTCCATCCGGTCGAACTGGGATGATGCCTGGGATCTCGCGCTGCAGCGTCGCAATCAGCGCCGGCCCGTTGGCCTTGTCCTCGACAAACTTCGCGGTGCAGCCAGGCCATCGTGCCGTAAGTTCTTTAAATTGATCGAGCGTCTCGGGAAATGTAAACTTCCCGCGCACTTGATCCAGAAGTGCGAACTCGGCGCCTATGCGGCCCCACACCTGGCCCACCACATAGGAAGAGTTTTGGTTGCCTTTGAATGCCAAATCCCAGGACTGAATAATCTCATCGTACTGTTGCTGTTTAAGATTCGGGTGATGTCTCCACCAGTGTCTTTTGAAAATCCCTCCCTCGGCCGGCGAAGGACGCTGCTGCAACTGAGCGGCGGCTGCATAGCTTCCGAGCCGCAGTTTCAATTCCGCGAGCTGCTCCACGCCGAAATGCTGCGGCCACAAAAGTTCTCCCCACTCCCGGCGCGGATCGGTAAAGCCGATACTGGTCGTTCGAGGAACGTCTTCATACTCGGCCGGCAGACACAAATGCTCATAGCCGCCTTGCTGGAGAACGTGTCCAGCCAGATCCGAACAATGGACCCGCTGCATGATGATCACTTTGGCTCCGGTCTTGGGATCATTCAAACGCGTCGACATCACTTTGTCCCACCAGTCACAAGCGTTCTTGCGGATGACGTCGGACTCGGCGTCATGAATGTTGTGAGGATCATCGCACACGATGCGATCCCCACCTTCGCCGGTGTTGGAGCCACCCACCGAACTGGCGATGCGGCATCCACTCCGGTCGTTTTCGAAGCGTTGCTTTTCGTTCTGGTCGCCGGTGAGAGCGAAGCAGTCGCCAAAGAGATTCTGATACCAGGGCGATTGGATCAGCCGCCGGCAACGTACCGAATCGCGAATACTCAGGCTTTCCGCATAGGACGAGAATAACCAGCGCCGCTGGGGCCGCCGAATCCATTCCCAGCAGGGCCAGAAAACACTCACCGCCAGCGACTTCATGTGCCGCGGCGGGATGGTGATGAGCAGATTGCGAATCTGGCCGGAGCTGATGGCTTCCAAGTGTTCGCAAAGCGCGTCGAGATGCCAGCCCGGCACAAAAGGCGTGGACGGTTCAATCACCGGCCAAGCCAGCCGGATAAAGTCTTTCAGATGCCTGGTGGCCTTTTCGCGGTCTATTTCCTGGAGCAGGCTGGGGCGCAACAGTAAGTTCAAATGATCGGGTTTCACGATGGTTTCTCCTCAGATGTTTTTGTATCGGGCGTGTTCACGTCCGGTGTTGTTGTCGTTTCGAGCTGGGTTTTCAGTACCAGTTCGCGTAGCTGATCTAGCTCGGCGTCGTTGAGCCGTGTAAGATCAGGTTTAGGAAACGGTTGGATCTGATCCGTTGTATTGCCGGTATGTTCGGCTGCGCCAGCGTCGCGCTGGCCAAGCAGCTGTTTTCCTAGCCAAACGCCCATGGTGCCGTTGCCGTTTTCGAGCAGCTTCATCTGGGCGCGGCGCACCGAGATTCTTCCCTTGGCCCGGCCACGCTGCATCACTTCTGAGAACTCCGGCTGCTTACGGCGCTTCTCAATGGTTCGCGTGGAAACGTTGAACCATCCGGCCAACTCCTGGTCGGTGCACTGCAGCATGCACAGCTTTTCCAAATCTCCCAAATCAATGTGGACCGGGGTGCGGCCTCTTCTTCGCTTAGATGCGTCGGTCATTTGGTAAACACCTTTCCGCTGCCGCAACGGTGGATAGAAGTTCGAGAGTCATAGATTTTCCCGTCCGTGTGATGGCATCTGGTTTTGTAATCGTCAAGCGACCGACGAGGGTGCGTGCGGAGTCGCGAGGAAAAGTGTCCTGTCGCCTGGCGCCGTTGACGGATCGGGCTTAATGGGTCTGGTAGTTCATTAGGACGTCGAAGAGCTTTCGCTGCGAGTCCCAATCCACCTGCCGGGCGATGCTGCGGAGTTGTTTCTCGCTCACGCGATCCGGCCCCGACATTTTGCGGGGTAACAACAACACCGTTTCCTGAATCGACGGGGCAAGATTGGCCAGCGTCATGATCTGCGAAAGGCGAGCCCGGCTCAGATGTCCGGCCTCCGCCAAACTCGCATACGTGGGCGCTTGGCCTTCCCGCACCACTCGCTCCAGCTTGATCGCCAGAGCCATGATGCGGCTAATGCGCGGAACTCTCCCGCCCTCTATCTGCCGTGCTCCTCGCGCGCCCCGCCGATTGACAGCCGGCAGAGAATAGGTCGATCGTGTTCCATCGCGAAGCGCGATCGAGACTTCGCGCGATTCTCCGCTGAATGTGACGCGCTCAATTGATTGCTGCAGGGCAATGGTATTGGTGGGGCCGAGGATCGGTTCCATGTGGCGCAGCACCGAGAGATCGAGATCTTCGCCCGCGATAGCCCGCTGCTTGCACTCGCGGTGTTTGGCTCGCTCACAAACGTAGTATCGATAGCGCTGGCCACGCTTGGTCGTGAAAGTCGGAATCATTCGCGCGCCGCAATTGCCGCAACGCAGCAGATCGAGCAAGAGGGCTTCTTGACGCGCGTGTTTTCTGCCACGCTGGCCCTGGCCGTTCGAGGCCATCTTGGCATGGACTTCTTCCCACAACTCCCCGCTAACGAGCGCGGGCTGCTCTCCCGGATAGAGGGTGCCCTTGTGGCTGATCATCCCCTTGTACTGCACGTTGCCGAGCAGAGCGCTTAAACTTTGCGCGCGAAATGGCCGCCCTCGGTGCAGCCGTCCGCCTTCGCTCGTCCACTGCTTGGTCATCATGCCGCGCGCATTTACACTTTGCAGCGTTTCGGCTAAAGTTCCGGCCCCGGCAGCAATCGCGAAGATCTCTTGGACCCGAGCGGCTTCTTCCACATTCAGTACAAGTCCGCCGCCCTTCGGGGTTACGTCATAACCCAACACTGGAATACCACCGATCCACTTACCCTTGCGCCGCGCCGCTCCCAGCTTGTCGCGTGTCCTTTCGCAGATCAGTTCACGTTCGAAAGCCGCAAACGACAGCAGGATGTTCAGCGTCAGACGGCCGATCGACGTGGTGGTATTGAACTCCTGCGTCACCGAAACAAAGCTGACGCCGTGCCGGTCGAACAACGACATCAGCCGTGCAAAGTCGAGCAGCGACCGGCTCAGTCGATCGACCTTGTACACAATTACGCAGTCAATCGCGCCCGACTCGATCCGGTTCAGTAGTTCCTTCAACGCGGGACGCTCCAGGCTCGCGCCGCTGAACCCACCATCGTCAAAACGCTCCGGCAACGCCGTCCAGCCGGAGGCGCGTTGGCTCAGTACGCAGGCTTCGCCGGCTTCACGCTGCGCGTGCAGGGTATTGAATTCCTGTTCGAGACCCTCTTCGGTAGACTTGCGCGTGTAGATGGCGCAGCGCAACGCACGCGGAGATTGCATCACGCCCGCTCCTGCTGGAGCAGGCCGAAAAAGCCAAACCCATTCCAGCGGGTGCCCGTCACCTGCAATGCAATAGCGCTGAGGGATTGATGCCTCTGGCCGTTATATTCGAAACCATCGTCGAGAACTTTCACCACGATGGCCTGCCCGCGATACGATCGTTTCAGCAACGACCCGGCAGCGGGCAGCCGCCGGTCGCGTCGCAGGCTTGCTTCTTCCCGCGCCTGTTGCAGCTTTCCCCAGAATTGGTGTGGAGCGCGCAAGCGCAGGTCGGCGTCATTAGCCAATTCCGCAGCCCGCTCGCGCGCCCGTTCGCTCAAGTCTCCTTCGGCGCGAGCCTGCAACCGCCACGCCACGCGCCGGTACAGGTGCGCGTGGTTGGACGAAGGCGAAGTCTCTCCGAACACCTCCCGGTAGCGCGCCTTCAACGCCTTCGTCTTCAGCTTTCTCAGTCCTTCAATTTCCAGCCGTAACGGCTCGTCCATGTTCGTTTCCCCCTGTCACCATGGACGCTCTGAATTAGACAGAAAGCAAGTCGGGAGAGCGCGTAAACCGTGTCGAAAAGTAAACAGCTTTGCGGGGCCCGGGAGCAGACCATCATTCGCCTCCTGTTCGCCTTTTGGGCTATGCCAAGGGCGAAAATGACTGGGCGACTTTTGCTTCCCACCTTTATTGACCCGAAGAAATTCAAAAACCCGAGCAAACTGGGGGTTTCCACGGCCATTGTTTCGGGTTCATACCCCAAAAACACGGCGGCAAATGATTGTTTTTGCGATGCGGGACCGTTTTTATACCCGAACTAATGTAGAAAACGTGCATTTGAACATTCTCTGGAGACTGAGAGGCAGAATTTTACTGGGGAGACAAATATCAAAACCCCAGTCGGGATTCGAACTCGATCTTATCTCAGCACAGTTGGTCCTGTCGCATTGGCGCGGGCGGGCGATACTAAAGCAGCTTGGCAAACTCCTCCACCGTCAGCCCGGCCTCCCGGATCAACGCCCGAAGAGTCCCTTTGGCAAGTTCTTTGTGATTTGGAACGGAGAGGCGTCTATGCGGCGGATCGGTTCGTCGCAGAATGATGTGGCTGCCGTGCTGCTCATCGAGTTCGTATCCGGCTTTTCCGAATGCTTTAACTGCCTCGCTGCCGGAAACAACCGGTAGCTTCACCCGCCAGCAACCTCAATGACCTCCTCGAGAATGCTTCGATGTAGGACCACCATCGTCGTTCCCCGTGGCTATTCTCCAGGTCATTCGATCCACGAATCCCGAGATTGTTAAGGTCGATTTGAGAGACCTCGACCCGTTCCATTGGACGAAGCTGCATCTTCGTTGGAACGCTACTCGAACCCTTTGCTCGCGCTAATGTCTAGGGAAGACGTCCCAGTGGGAGAATCTTGAAGCATGTCCGAATTTCTGAGGCTAATTGCGATTCCGCAGGTGAAAACAGGGGTGGTAGTCCGTGAGGAAGATTGTCTCCTGCGAGCGGGTGAAGCTGAGATCCGTACCCGCTGCCGAGTCGTGTTCGATGTGACGGAGTTCCCGTCCGCCACCGGGGAAATCCCTGACCTCGCCGTGGGCCTGGACACGAGTCAACCCGTTTCGTTGCAATTCCTTGATTCAGGTTTTGAAGTGCGCGACGGCATGCTCGGCGGAACTCCACTCAACAAACGCGCTCTCGGGGATCTATTCCGATATAGCGTCCGATACACGGAGCCGATCGCGGTCATGAGCCAGCGGAACAGCAACACAGTAGAGGCGCTATTTTACAATCTGGGAAAATTTTCGTTTAACGGGCTTCCGACACGAGGCCAGGACCCTCTTCAGTTGGTCTTCGATCGGTACAGCTTCACAATTAGCCCCATACCCCACGAATACCAGGCCGCGTTGCCGGCCATATCGACTCCATGGCATCGCCCTACCAATCTGTTGAAGCTGGTGATCGATGGTAACGGAGAGTCCTGTAGCGATCTCGAAACACTGCTGTTTGATTTTAGACAGTTCATGTCTTTCGCCTGGGGACATTATGTAGGCATTGCTTTGGCGCACGGTACTGACAAGCATGGGAAACTCGCATTCGCACATTGGGGCATGATGCGTGCAGACCCCAACGCGCCCTCGTTTCACCAAGGGCACTGGTTCTTGCCCGGTAACGCGGAGGTCTTGCAGCAAATTCTGCCGGGATACATGCGGCGGTGCAGAGATCCTCTCTGGAAGGACGCCGTCGAATGGGCGCTTTATTGGTGGCTTTCCGCCACCCATCCCGGACAGCGCTCAGAAACCGCAATTTTGGCAAGCCTGGCCGGACTTGAGATGATCGCTTCGGCCTTCCGGAAGCATCGCGGGATCAGCCCTCTCGCCTGGCCTGGCGCCACCGGGAGCGGACGCGGAAGTAGAGGAGCGAAGTCGGCTCAGAAGATACGCGCGGTACTGGGATTGATGAAAATGCCTACAAGTATCCCACGGCAACTGCATGAGCTCCACGATGTCGCGATGCCTTTGAGCTGGGATGGTCCTGAGGCGGTTTCCGAAATCCGAAATTCGTTAGCACACCCTGAGCGTAGTGGACAGGAAGGTGTGGCCTTTGAGGCATCTCAACTGACAATGTGGTACTTGGAGATGGCACTCCTGTACTTGTTCGATTTCAAAGGGGAGTGTGCGAACAGGACGGTATTGCAGAAGCAGTTCCAAGCGCGTGAAAAGGTACCTTGGGCATAGCAAGAGATTCATGCATCGTGTGGATTAAAATCCAGCGCACCGAATCCGATCTCCAAAGAGGTCTACGTCTATTGGGGCACCGACAAGTACGCTGGCAAGGCATATGATATGCAGGGAGCGCTCGACATGGCCTTGTCGTGGCTGAATGGCCACGCACGGTGACGGTCGATTACTGAAGGAGAATATGTTATGAGTTTATTTGGCGGCAAAACGGTCAAGATGCTGTACAAACTCGCGACACCTTACCATCCTGGTATGGATCGTGCGATCAATCGGATTTATTCCACCAAGGGCATAAAAGGAGTGGTATTCCAGGGGCTGAGTACAGTGGAGATCGAGTACGATCCCTCTCGATTGACTCCTGCCGATGTTGACCGGCTATTAAATGCCGGTTTGGACGCAGCGCCAAAGTCGTGAACATTTTCAGTATGGCTATTATGGTAAAGAGTGCTGTCCACTTTCACGTTAGATCACTCCAATGTTGAAGAATTGGTTCGGCGGGGCTCCAAATCGGGCGACATCTTCACGGATTACATTCGAGCGAACTGGCGAGCATGTGCCCGGATGCCCAAGGGGGATTTACACCATTAACCCCGATGGCAGCGACTCACATCACATCCGGCCTTCCGGTCAAAGTCCGCGATGGTCTCCCGATGGTCGTTGGATCGCCTTTTCAGAGGGCACTCGCGACAACGGCGGGTTAAAGAGCGTCTTCGTCTTCCGGACAGTGAGCGGGTTCTAGGTCGCACGCATCCAACGCGCTATACTCGCCCATACGATGCGATGTACGTCGAACAAGAGAACGCCACGCCGCCCGTGCCAGAGTCTCCGGCTTCGAGGCTGAACGATCTCTGGCATCTGGGACCCCACCGTCATCGAGCGCGGTCTTGGTGATATGCGGGTAAAGCAGAAACGCCAGTTGCGAAATTTGTTCCGGGCTCATCATTGAGACGCCTACCCTATTTTTAGCTGCTTATTCAAATTCTTCCAGGGCGCACAATTGCTTAAGCTCGACACCAGAGATGAAGCCGAGCTCAAAATTCTACACCAACTTCAGAAGTAAGTGGTCTGGGCGTTGACCACAATTTACTTCAGAGGATTCACCGGCGCTGCCACTGGCGACGGCCAATCCAAAAACTGACGTCCCGGGTCGCGCCAACATGCGACTCTATCATTATGGACGAACAGAAAATCAGCGGCTCGTCTCACGGACAGGGCAGCATGACCGTGATCCCGACCGTCACTCGCGGGCATACGGGGAGAACCACTACAGCTACGCCTGATTGCATCCGCGCCGAGAGTTGGTCAGACCTGGAGACAATTGAGAAACTGAAGGCCGATCCCGCGTTCGAAGAATTCCAGGATTGTGTCGCGCAGGCCACCCTTCTCACAGAAGATTTTCCAGGCTTCCGCGGTTGCGACATAGACAAGCCTCCCCCGACAAAAGAGCGGATGGGACCACGCCCGCTCCACCTCCCGCCTCAAGCTGGACGTTATTCGGTTGCCGGCACCCAGGTCCTCTATCTATCTGAATCCGAGCAGGGCGTGCTAAATGAGCTTGAGGCATGGCATTTCAAAGGCGAGGCGTGGGTTCAGCCATACATCCTTCCGGCCAATGGAGTGCGAATCGCTGATTTCTCTGATCTCGCTCATGACAGCTTTCTTACTTGCGTTTTTTCTAAAGCCGAGGAATGCAATGTCGAAGGGCGCGAAACCAAGAAACGCACTACGATTGAGGAAGCTTATCTCTTCAGCAATCTCGTGGCTTCCGTCGTCAGCCAGTCGTTTGACGGAATGCTTGTGCCCGGCGTCCGCGCCAAGGACGGGAGTTGGTATAGGAACGTGGTCATGTTCTCTCAACATCTGGAATGGCGCAACTGGCTCGACGGCGATCCGCGACCACTCAAGATTTCCTAATCCCACAACGGCAGGTCCCGGACACAATATCGTTCAACTCCTCGGGAATCAACGGTGTGGCAATCGGGCCGCGCGGCCTAGGCCTCCGACGGAGTGCGACTCATGGGAAGCTATCGGTCGTGTTAACCAGTGAAGGGCCACGGTCCTCAGTGCTGACAGAAACGTCCCGATGAGTCCGATGCGAAGAGGACGTGGCCGCGAGTACCGTGGAATGCGGCGGAAGGCTCGCTCGCGCCGCGCATAGTCAGGTGACGCGATTCCCGACCCCTCGGGGGCGTTCATTTTGTTCGGGGCCCGGACGAATCGATTAGAATCAGACCGCCGAACGTTAGTGCGAGCGTTGCGTTCTCCGGCGCCTGGGTACCGTATCGCGACGCAGGTGCGATGGAAGGTGAAGGAAACGATGAATGCCGACCTGTCGATTGTGCGGGAAGCAAAGACTTCTGGCGCTTCACTCGCGACGATGATATTCGGAGCTGAGAAAAAGTTTCGGTCACCAATCGGGACTCGAACTTCGCCCCTTTGATTAACAGCGGGACGATAAAGCCATTGTTTACAGCAGTTTTTTGTGCTCGGTAGCGCCCGCGATTCACCCATCCTTATATATAGTCCGAGATCCGTCCAAGAGGCGGGCTTGGGGATGCCCTGTGGCGAAACCGGGCGTTCATTGGGCCTGTGGGCTGGACGGTTCCACTCCCATCAGTGAAGAAAAACGCGGCGGTTCGCCGGTCCTGTCTTGGGGACGGATACAAGCAGAGGAAGCGCCGTCACGTATTCCTCTTCGGAGGTACTGTGATGCGATGTCGCTTAAAAAGGCGCTCAAAGAACTCCCCGACCAAAGCCCGTGACGCTGGGGAGACCTCAGCTCCTCCGAATCGGTAGACTTCATACCCCGCAAGCCGAATCTCACGGTCGGCTGCCATCATTACGCCGTACTTTTGTGGGCTGGCTCGGTCGTCGTCTGCATAGTGTTGTTTCCCGTCGACTTCGATGACGATTCTCACGTCGTTCGGAAGGAGCATTAGGAAATCCATTCTGAATCGGGTCAGAGCAGCTGGCCCGCGCTCTGTGATATTTTTTGGATCCCAGTGAAGCCATACCTCCGGTAGCAGCGCTGGAAGGGTCCGCACCGCCGCACCAAAGTGTCGAAAGAAAGTGGTGAAGACAAGGCGCTGTGGTGGCGATGTTTCTGGAAGGCTGCCCAACAGCCGCTGATATAGCGTTTTTTTTGCGTCTTCAGCCGAAAGTTCCTTAAGATCAGCCCACCAGTCCTGCAGATCGTCCCAGGAGAGGCCACTGCTTGGAATTGCCCGGTCATAAACTAGTACGGCATCCGCATTGGTGACGATCTCAATGTCGTTGTTTACAGCATCACGAAATCGGAGGTCTGGTTTGACCGGCGAAGCGAAGATGATGTTTTTAGGCTTCCCTTTGACACCTTCAGTAGACCGCACAATCTGAAACAGGGGATAGCCGCCGTCGAGGCCGGTCTCTCGCATTTCTACGCCGCACGGCCTCAGGCATTGGTTCACAGCTTTCACAAATCGGTGTTGGTCATCGACATCTGGACGAACATGCGCCGAGGCAAGGCCCTCTATGAACAATATGAAACGTCGGCTCGACGATTCAAATGCTCCGAGTTTCTCGAAGAGGAATTCCGCTGACCAATCCTCTGGGTTGCGAAAGACGTGTTGATGGATTTGTGCCCGGAGGCCTTTCTTCCTGGGCCCCGACTCTAAGAAGTCGAACGGATCTTCGAGAATCCACAGGCTGTCCAAGAGCGTCTCGAAAGCGCCAGTCCGAAGAAATAGTTCGCCTGCGGTACCTAGCACTCTGCTAAGTTCGTGGCGGTAACGACGCGGAATATCCTGCGTATCGAGGTTCTGCCAAGCCATATCCTGGATCTGGTTCCGCAACTCCGGAGAGGGCGGGTACTCGCGAAGAAGCTTCTCCGCGATCAGGGGAAGAGAACTGTCTTCGGTAGCGTCGTAACTGGCTCGCATGCGCTCTCTTTTGGAGCCCTCCCTATCGGGTGAGGGAAGCCCGAGTCGTGCGCAGATGGTTGGCAAGTCAGCGTGTGTGCCACGCGAGTGCAAATCAACGATGGGCCCACGTAGTATTTCGCGAAGCGTCACAGGTTCCATCAAAACACAAGCGGAAGCAAGCGTAGGGCTTGGCGGAAAAACCGTCAAGGGCGACGTCGGCAGATTCTGTGCGACACGCTATGTACGTACGCGTGGGTGGGGCAGCATCCATTAGAATAGACAATACTCGGATGAAACCAAAACTTTTCGTAGCTTCGTCCAAGGAAGGACTGGAGGTGGGTTATGCAATCCAAGAAAACTTGGAGCCCGATGCTGAGGTTACGGTCTGGAGCCAAGGAGTTTTCGAACCGTCGAAATCGACGCTGGACTCCTTGATTAAGGGTCTCGACGACTACGACTTCGGAATCTTCGTTTTGTCGCCAGATGATATCCTCATCATTAGAAAACAAGAGTGGACAGCGATACGAGATAACGTTGTACTAGTTAGGAATGTTCATCGGACGTCTCGGTCGGGAGAGATGCTTTATGGTTATCCCGCGGGGGCAGGAAGATCTACGGTTGCCGACCGATCTGTTGGGTCTTACGCCTGTTTTATTCGACGTGAACCGCACGGATCAAAATCTGATCGCGGCGCTTGGACCGGCGTGCAATCAGATTCGAAGGGGAATTCGACAACTAGGCGCGCTTCGCGACGAATCCCTGGTAAACACTAGTGAAGCAGTTACCCAATTTCACGACGATGCTGACGCACTTTCGATAATTGAAACTTGGATGGGATCACGTCCTCATGAAGGGAATGAACGCGTACTGGTCTTTGCTGAAGTTGATCAACTCCTAAAGCTGAAGCCTGGTTCTGCCGAAAAATGTTTGGAAGAAGCAGCGAAACGTTGGAACTACACTGTGAGCCGGCGTGGGGCCACGACCATCCTCTTCAAATCCAAACACTAAAGATTACTCGGACAGGAATTTACTAACATCCGCTTCGGGCCGATGCGCGGCAGCGTGGGTAAGGCGTGAACGGGAAACGAGGTAAGGTATGGCTGTGGACATCCTTGCAAATAAGATCACGAAAGAAAAAAGCTGGGCGACTGGTCCATTGGGAAAGTGTTTCGGAGAGTTCGCTCTGCCTTACACGGCTGCGGCATTGGTTGCTGATTTGTCGCAGCGCGACCCTCAGCTTTATAACGGAACCGCCACACTCCTTGAACTCGGGTCGAAGAAGGTTGCAATTACCTGTGCTCACGTGTTGGAGAAGTATACGGATCTGCGCAGGTCAGAACGGAAAGCGATATTTCAAATCGGTAACATAAAGCTTGACCCAATCTCGCAGCTCATCGCGGAAGATCACAAAACGGATTTGGCCACTATCCTACTTTCCGACGAGCAGGCCGGTGTCATGGAGAAGAATGGAAGGCAATTCTTTCTTCCCGTATCCTGGCCTCCAGGGCTGATTAAAGAGGGCGACTGGGTGGCGCTCGGTGGCTATCCGGGGATATTGCGTAAGCAAGTCTCTTGGAATGAACTGGATTTGATAGGTTACAGCGTGGGCGCAACTCCGGTAACTTCGGTTACGGAGGAAAAACTCGGATGCCGGTTCGAACGCGAACGCTGGGTCTGGGGATATAGAAGCGAGGGAATGAGAGAACCCGAAAACCTAGGAGGGTTGAGCGGTGGACCTGCGTTCATTCTACGTCAGCTGCATTGGGAGTTAGCGGGGATAATGTTCGAATTCTCTGCCAGCTTTGACATAATGTTTCTCCGTCCTGCGCACATGATTCACGAGAACGGTTCGATTGCAGCGATTCTGTGAGGTCTGATTTCTAACGTAACCCTTGCTTGATGAAGCTAGAACCCTTTCCGGCACGCGTCCCAACCGGGCGTACCGTTGGGAAAAGCGTCAAGGGCGACGAACCTTTGGCTCGAACGAGCTATTAGATCGCGGCAGAGTTCGGCGCGACGATCTATTGCGGCGACAAGTTGGGAGGCTGCGAATTCTCGAAGGGCAAGTCGAGCAAGAAGCCGCACCCCGGTATTCCCGTGCTGGTCGTCGACGAGGAAATTTATCATCGCCCGCCTTCGATGATGATCGCGACAGTGTTTCCACCTGGAAACAAGTCGCGTCGGAAACGCAACTTGCACATCCGGCACGCGAGTACAGCTGGCAGAACTATGACCTCGGCGCCGATCTGGACCTCACCTCGCTGGCCGTTTCGCGCGACGGCCGGGAACTCTGGGCAATCGGTACCAAGGGCACGGCACTGCGATCGTTTGACGGGGGGAAAAGCTGGGCCAAGCAAGTCCTGCAAGCCGATCAACACATCGGCTACGGCGATCTCCTCAGCATCTTCGCATCGCGGGATGGGAGGGCTGTTTGGATTATAGGCAAAGACGGCTTAATACTCAGCTCGACGGACGGGGGGGCATCCTGGCGACATCGCCACATACCCGGCGTATCGTATCCCTGGTCAATCACCGGAACGGCTGACGGTAGGGCGTTGTGGCTGTCCGCGAACAATGCCACGCTCATGTACTCTCCCGATGCCGGCGCGACATGGAAACCTATTCAGGACAGCCCTCGATTCTATGGAATTATCGGTGTCCATTCCGTCGAATCCGGCTTACTCCTGTTCCTTATTGAGGCGGTTCCGTCCTACACCTCACCTCTTGACCGCTCCTCGGACAAGGGGAAGAACTGGACGCCGCTAAAACCCTTAATGCAAGCCCGTTCGCTCGCCGCGACCGACGACGGAACGGAGGTATGGGCGACGAGTAATGTCGCCAACTCCGTCGATTACTCAAACAATTCCGGTGCATCGTGGGCGAGTATATACTTCCCGACTAGGGTCTCAGCGGCACCGGTCAGCGTGCGGACCAACGCCGCCGGGGACACCATCTGGGTCCTTTGCCAGCGGGGAGAACTGCTCGTTGGAAAAGCCGTCGGACACCATGCCGAACTCGCGGAGGCCCGCCTGGTGAGTATGGCTACGCGCATCTATGGCGCCGCTCCTTTTGCACTCGCATGAGAAGCAGTGATAGACCCCGGAATCGTTGTACCGGAATGCGCCCTTGTTATTCTTGCCTCCGTGGACCGGGCACAGCCCGACCCACTCTTTCTTCCGTTCGTCCCTCTTGAAGCTTTCCATTGATATGCCGAGCGCGCTTGTAAGCGTTCGGAAATCCAGCCGCCTCGCGGCTTCGTGTTGGTCTGGCAATGTGGTTCCTCCTTCGCCTCGGTCGTCCGGTAACCAAGGCCAGGGAACAACTCATACGCCACTGGCGAGATTTTGCTGGAACTTTCGCGCCTCCGTGGAATCTACAGTGATAGATGATCACCGCGTACAGGCCAAACAAAAGGAGAATCAACGCGGCTACCTCCACCACGAAACTGGAAATTGAGACAAAGATCTCATGCACCGGGTTTTCTCCCCTCTTGACTCGCGCGTAATTTCCCTAAGCGTGATGATGCCTACACCACGCTCCTCAGACCAATTGCTGTTCTAAACGTTGGATGCCTGTCGACCACTTTTTGTTCGCCACTAAAAGCTTGTCAAACTGAAATAGTTTCTAATATTTTTTGCGGCAGGCGAATAAACGGCGAATCTGCTAACCTGTCCCTCGTGAACGATTGCGCTCGTGATGGTCCGCTATCCACGGAACAGTGGGCTCGCGCGCTCACTTGAGGTGGGTTACGAGGAATGTGGCCGTGCGTTTCCAGGTATCCGCGCTGTCGTCGGGGCGGTGACCGGCCGTGCTGCCGGGCATCTCGAAGCCGTGTCCGGCGTCGGGGTACACGACAATCTCAATCGTCTTGCCTAG